ACGAGTGACCGCAGAAGAGATCCGCTTCATGGCCGGCGAACTCGACCAGGGCCTCGGTGGCATTTACTCGCTGCTCTCCGAAGAACTCCAGATGCCTGTCGCCAAGCTCTATGGCCAGCGCATGGAATCCGTCCGCAAGGTACCGCCGCTACCAAAGGAAATCTCCAGCACGTCCATCGTGACCGGTCTGGATGCCCTCGGTCGTGGCAACGATCTGACCAACCTCGACGTCTTCGTCCAGGGAGCTGCACAGCTCTTCGGCCCTGAGATCGTCAAGGAACGGATCTCGCCTACGGAATACTTCAAGCGACGTGGCGCTGCCCTCGCGATCGACACTGGTGGCCTTGTGCTCACCGACGAAGAGATCGCAGCCCAGCAGGATGCCGAGCATCAGAGACAACTCGCAGTAGCCGCAACACCGAACGCCGTAGCCCAGATGGGTGGCGGTATGCGTGATGCACAACAGCAGGCGGCAGATGCCGAACAAGCACAAGCAGAAGGAACAGCATGAGCGAAGTAACAACGCCCGTCGTGGCACCGAAGACACCCAAGGTCACCAAGGCGAAGCCCGTTGAAACGGATCTGCCTGAAGGGGCTGTCCGTCTCCTGACCGGCGGGGTCTATATCCCGTCGTGATGGAAAGCGTAACCGTAGGCGCAGCGTCAACTCCCTCCGAGGAAGAGGCGCTCGCCGCTCTCACAGCCGAGGCCGAAAGCGCCCCGACGACGACCGAAGAAGCCCTGGCTGCCCGTGACGCCTCGAAGGAAGCACCGAAGCTCCCTGAGAAGTTCAAGTCCATGGAAGACCTCATCAAGGGTTACCAGGAGCTGGAGCGCAAGCTTGGCGCTGGTGAGGCTGCCGCAGCTGAAGTTGAAACCGAGGTGACCAAAGAGGTCGCTGGTGAAGTCGAAGCCGAACTCCCCGAGGACCTTGAGGTCTCCGAGGACGACGTTGAGGAAGCCTCCGCTGAAGAAGCCGCAGAAGGTGAAGACGACGAAGAGCCCCTGACGGGCATTGAAGTCGTTGAGTACCTGACCGATCGCTTCGCAGCGCAGGATGGCACTCTCTCCGACGACGACTACGCCCTGGCTGAAGAGATGGGCTACGACCGCGCAATGGTCGACGGCTACATCGCTGGTCAGCAGGCTCTTGCTGAGCAGGCCACAGTCAAGATCCACGAAGCTGCTGGTGGTGCTGATGCACTCCAATCCATGCTGGTCTGGGCTGCAACCGGTCTGACCCCGGCTGAGATCGAAGTCTACAACGCCACCCTGGCTGACAATGATGTCACCAAGGCGACCGCTGGTATCGCAAAGCTCCGCGCGGCCTACGAGGCTTCCGTGGGTGTCGAACCAAAGCTCCTCGGCGGCAAGCCTGCCCGAGCAGAAGCTTCCGTCTTCACCTCATGGGCCGAAGTCACTGCCGCAATGTCCGACCCGCGCTACGGCACGAAGGACGCAAAGTACACTGCAGACGTAGCCGCCAAGCTGGCCCGCTCGTCCATCTAACCCAAGGAAATACATGCCTGTCACTCTCAGCGCCTCAAGCGTCGAGAAGCTGAAGGCTGTGCATCCTGACCTCGTTCGCGTGGTCAAGAGAGCGGCATCAATGTCTTCCATCGACTTCACGGTCATGGAAGGCACCCGCTCGGTTGCCCAGCAGAAGCTGAACGTCGCCAAGGGTGTCTCGTCCACCATGAACTCTCGCCACATCCCAGGCAAAGACGGCCTCTCGAAGGCTGTTGACCTCGTCCCCATCGTGGGCGGCAAGGCCTCCTGGGACTGGGCTGTCTACAACAAATTCGCGCCGATCGTGAAGGAAGCTGCAAAGCTTGAGAAGGTCCCCCTCGAATGGGGCGGTGACTGGAAGACCTTCAAGGACGGACCTCACTACCAACTGCCGTTCAAGCAGTATCCGAAGTGACCCATAAGCACTCGACCAGGAAGACTTCGAAGCTCTGGTTGGGTGTCGCCATGGTCCTATCGTGGATTGCCCTATTCGCTGCGCTGGCGCTCAAGCTTGAGACCGCAGCAGTAGGGGTCACCGTTCTCATCCCCGCGATGTACACGGCCTACACCACGATCGGGCACATGGACTATCGCCAGCTCCTCTCCAACACCCAATCACCGGAACCGTATCCCCAATGACACCTGTCTATAAGTGGCTGGCATCACTCCTCGCCGTCCTCGCTGTTGTCGGGATCATCTACGGCAAGGGGCGGCTCGATAGTGCCCACAAAGCAGAACTCGCTGAAGTCACCAGCCAACTTGCCGAGGCAACGAAGCTGCGCGAGCTGGAGCAATCCGCCCGTGCCGCCGATGCCCTCCTGGCAAAGACCCAAGCCACCAAGCTTGCCCTTCTGAACACCGAACTAACAGGACTGAACGCATATGTTGACGCGCTTCAAGATGCTGATCGTGAGTGCCTTAGTGGCGCTGACACTGACAAGCTGCGTCAGCTTTGGCAGTAAGCAGTTATCTCCTCTTTACCCTGAGCTACCTTCGGACCTTCGCATCTGCTTCGATCAAGAAGTACCGCGACCGAAGGAAGGTCCGCTGACCAAACGGCAGACCATGGTGCTCATCGGGGAACTCAAGAAATCCGAAACAACGAAGACGGCATGCGGCCTACGCCTCATCCAGTTCTACGACAACCTGGGCGGAACCCATGTCCGAATTTAGCAAAGCATTCCGTGCCGCTCGGTCAGCCGGCAAGAAGGTCTTCTCCTGGAACGGCAAGTCTTACACGACCAAGCTGAAGGCGAAGGCCGACCCTCGTAAATCCCCGTCCTCGCAAGGTGCCACCTCTGGTCCTCCGAGCGATAAGCTCCAGCGGGCCGTCGATTCGGCATCCGCCAAGGGCAAGGCAGCAGCCGCCGCAAAGGCCGCAGCACCAGCCAAGCCTGCACCACAGCAGGGCCCGCAGCCGGCCAAGGCAGTCGGTATCGCCAAGGCGAACTCCCCGATCGCTCGAGCCGCAGCCACCATAGCCAACGCTCCGGTCGCCAAGGTTCCGTCCCGCGCCAACGCCAATCAGGCCACGGTGAAGAAGTCGGCACCAGCCCCAGCCGCAGCAGCGCCGAAGCAGGGGCCAACCCCCGAAGGCGTCTGGTACGCCAAGAAGGGCTCCGCGATCTCCACGGCAGCCGCTCGTCGAGCTAATGCTCCCAAGGTCCGTGCAGCTCTCGCAGCAAGGAACAAGTAATGGCCAATCTCGCAGCTCTCAACGCCGCAACTGATGGTGTCCTGGTCCAGGCCGGCGACACCTTCGACGTTTCCGTATCGGGCACCTTCGTGGCCACGGTCTCCCTTCAGCGCTCCAAGGACAATGTGACTTGGTTCGGTGTCGAGGACATGACGGCCCCGGCCCAGAAGGCTGGCTCTAGCGGCTCGGCTTGGTACTACCGTCTCGCCGCAACCGCATACACCTCAGGCACCGTAGTGGCGGACATCTGGAAATAAGGTGGACGTAATTGCCAAGGTCACCCAGAGCACTCTTCGGAGTGTCCTGAGGAGTTCGACCAGCCTGTCAGTCCCAACAGCCCCGCCTGTCTGGGTACCTGACGCCAACCGATATATGCCCGCAGCGACCGGCACACGCTGGCCTACCGGCAACACGACAAACCCGTGGACATATCCGGCAGGCCTGAACTACCAGTGCTCCAAGCTGTTCTTCGGGTCGCCCGACTATCCGACCAATGACTTCCTGGTTCCCTTCGTTGGCTTTGCGCTGACCGAGGGTGGTAACGCACCTCAGGAAACCCAAGGCCCAACCACAGACACGCTCCTCGACGAGGCGTTCTTCATCCATCCCAACGGCACCGAATACCCGATCCTCTTCGGAGGTCTGGCGGCAGCCACGATCACGGCAAACACAGGCATCGTCTACGGGCAGGTAACCCTCCCGACTGCGCTCCCTGCTTGGTCCATCTTCGGCATCCGCACGGTCTACCACGGCAACGCGGGTGAGAACCGATTGGGCGCCTACCGCATCCAGCGTCACCGTGGTGAGAAGTATTGGGGCGCGGGAGACCTCGCATCAGTTCGTGCCCTCGCGGCAGCCAATGGTCCTTCGACGACAACGCTCGACCCTGACAGTTGGTACAACACGACGGGCAACGCCACCAACTCCCAGACGCAGGCCTACGGTCCCGCCATGGTCCTCGCTAAGGGATGGGATGGCCGTCCGGTACCTCTGGTGCTGGCAGACAGCCTTGCCGAACGCCAGGAGATCGCAGCCTCTGCCGACGATCGCCGCAACATGGGCATCTGGAGACGCTGGCTCGACCAGAGAGATCCGGTTTGGGGAAGCCTCATTCCGATTGTCATGGGTGTCCCTGGTGCCCACTCCGAATACGAACTGGCCGGCTCCGGTGCCAGCATAGCGACCAGACGTTGGGTCATGATCGACTACATCGCCACCAACTTCAACGGCGGCAAACCGATCTGGACCTTCGTTCTCGATCAGTCAGGGCGGAACGATACCACGGCCACCCTTAGCTTGTGGCAAAGCCGTAAGTTCGGATTGGATGATCGCGTCAAGGCTCGGTATCCCGGTGTGCATTTGGTGGGTATGACGATCATGCCGACATTCACGTCTAGTGATGCCGGTCGCACGGTCGCCGGATATTCCGTAAGCTCCATCTGGAACCCCGTCACGGGGACCTTGGGCAGCCTGAACGCCTCGATTGTTTCCAGCCCTCGGTTCGCTAAGGTCATCGACATAATACCCGCCTTCATGTCTGACGGCGACCAAACCAAAGGCCCTGCCGCTGAGATGTTTCCCCTCGGGAATGTCATCGGCCACCCAGGCAACCAGGACGGTGTCACCACCTGGAACACCATGAAGCTACCGGCGAATGTACCGCTCGGCTCTCGCGTCATGTTCGAATACCAGCCAGGGCTATGGTCAACCAGAACCCTCATAGGTCGGACTGACAATGGCGATGGTACGGCGGACTATCAGGTCTCCGAGATCTTCGCCACCAATGTCCAGGACAACGCGACCATCCTCGGTCACGGCATGCACTCTGACTTCATCCATCCGGCCCTCCATGGTGTCCTGAGGACAGTCAGCCGCGTCCCGCAGTACGAGAAGTCCAAGTTCTATCCCTGAAGAATATCCCCCCGGTATCGTCTCTGCCCCAGGCATGCGACCGGGGGCATCATCAATCCTACGAACGTTCGAGCAAGTCACACTGACCTTTTTAGGCGGTGACTACTGGAACCAAGTGTCTCACAGAAAGACGACTTGTGACCCGAATACTATCCCTTGAGGGGGATGGTGCAAGGATAATCTCAATGAACCTTCCGTGTTGCTCTTAGGTCCGCGCAAACCTCAGAACATCGTAAGGAAACTACCAAATGGCTAACGCTATCGTATCTCCGTTGGGTC